CTACTCCACCGGTTTATCCGGCCAGTTAATATCCGGGGCATTAGAAACATCTACTGCTTCCAATGCATCCAGATAATCAAGCCACAGATTATATTGCACAAGTTCATGGCTATTCAGACGGCCAATTGCTGCCTTACCTGGCCACTGTTTGCTATTAATATAAATATTAACGCAATCAACTTTGTACTTAATTTCATTTAGTGCAAGGTTAATCAATACCTCTTTACCTGGCGGAGGAATCTCTTTCCATTCCGGTAGTCCATCTTTCCCGGCAACCCGACACTTTCCCTCTGGTGGTGGGGCTGTATATTTCTCAAAATCTCCGCTGGATATATTCACTCCATCGGCAGGCCACCCACCTGCTAATTCATATGATTCCTGCAAAGACACAGGGTAAAATGCATTCTGTGACTTACTATATACATATATCATTTTAACATCCTATTGCCAGCCAAAAACACCCCCAACCATCTACAGTATTGGAGGTTGAAAGGCTATTTGTTACGAGAAGTGTTACCTTATTTTTATCCATCCCTGAACTTGTTTTTACAACAAATGCTGGGCCAGCCGTAGTATTTTGAAATCCATGTATACCAGAAACACAAAATAAAGCTGTGGGGAATGGAATTGGAAACGTAACTGAAACAACCCCGTTGAGTACGACGTTATATCCCCATTGTAAAATCAGCCCAGAGGGAAATCTCTGCCAACCATTTTGAGCCAGACTGGCTGATGTCGCCCCCAAACCAAGGTTTGCGAGAGCCGAAGAAACCGCAGCAGCACCGTCCGCTTTAATATCGGCGAAAGGGTTCTGGCGGCTGAGATACTGCTTGCCAAATCCGCCGGTGAGTTTTGCCAGGAATGCGGCAATATCACCGTCGTCCAATACATCCTGACCGCTTTTATCGCTCACAAACTGCGCCAGTGCGGCGGCGATAAACGAGGTTTGACGCAGGACTTTATTTACCTGAGCGCTGCTGGCCTTGCCTCCGGCAAAGCCGGTTAACAGCGCGGGTAAATCCTGCCACTCCTGCTGAGGCATGACGTTGGCGCCTGCCCCGGTTGCAAAGGGTTTAAAATCATTTGTAGCCATTAAAGTTTCCTCTCCCATGCGCCGTCATCAAACCCGGCGATATAGTGATTGTTGATATCAAAACCAAAAAACTTACCGCCCTGCGACGGCGCTTCTACCGATGGAGTCTGAATGTCTCCCGCCCAAACCCCCGCTGCCTTTACCGTCAGGTAGCCCTGCTTAATGGCCGCAATGAGTTCGAGCGAGACGTTCGAGATATCCGTTTCCGGCAGGACCCATACAGAAATGGTCATGTCCTGGTTATCGACGATTTGCATTCTCAGGCCGGAGCCCGCCGTTGCTGCGTCGAGGATCGCGGGCAGCGTATCGTTCTGCCCGTTCCAGTTATTGATGGCGATTTTTGCTTTCAGAATGACTCGGTAAGTTTCGTCGCTCAGCGAGGTGTAGCCCGAGTCCGGATCGTAAGGTCCCTGCCACACGCCCTGGTCATAGCCCAGGCCGGTTGAGTCCCAGCTAAAGTAGACATTGGAAATGGGCTGGCTGACGATGCGGCTGCGTCCAATCCATTGCCCAAGCGTGTCCAGCTGGGCGCCAACGCCGGTGTCGATGTCAAACGCGCTGACAAAGCTATCCACGCTGTTGGACACATCAGTAAACGGGCGGGAACTCAGATCGACATGGGCAAAAAACAGAGGTTTGCTGGCGTGGTAGCTGGTAATTAGCTCGGTATATTTACTCATGAGCTCACCGTTATAGCGATGTTGTCCACGCCGCAGGAGGCTGCTTCGTTATAGGCGATGCCGATATTCCCCGCGTTCAGCGCAGCGGCTGACTTGCCGAGCAATAGCTCATTGATGTCGTAATAGCGAGCCTTTCCGCCGCTAACAACGCCGAGGTTAGCCGGAGAATAAACCCGGCTGAGCAACACGCTGTCGCCGATTGCCAGACCGTTAATGTAGTCGGCGATTTCCTGCTTTATCTGCTCGCCAATCTGCGAGGTGTAGCCGGTAAACACTTTGAGTACGATCCCGACGTGAACAGGCACGTCTTGCGGGCGAGAAAATGAGACGGTATGCGGATTACCGTACATATCGGGCACCACGATGGATGTGCTGCCAAAGGTTGCCACTCCCTGCCCTTTTTTACCGCGCAACGTCCGGGCAATGTCCTCCACATCGCCGCCGTCAACAATGGCTGCGATCGAGTTTGGCGGGAGGCCATTGCGGTTTACAGCCCCGGTATCGTTCTCATACAGTTTATGACGAGTCACGCCGGTGATATTGGCAAGAGCGCCTTCAACTGCCTCAAACGGAGTCAACGCTGGCAGCGCAACGCTTTGTCCCTGGCGGATGCGAAGTTCCGCATCAGTTTCAGCCGCAACACCCGGCGTTGCGGCCTGCGGGTTGGTCACAGATGTCCACCCGCGGGTTGGCGTACCAATAGCAATGATGGTACCCGCCTGCGCCACAACAACGCCGCTGTTGGCACAAGTAGCCGTCACCGTCACCGTGCCGTCGACGCCAATGGTTACCGCCTCCGGCAGAAGCCAGGCAACGTTATTTTCATCCCTGACGGAGCCGTTAACGATGCCGGTGCCTGCGGTTCCCGTCAGCAGCAAGTCAACGGTTGAGCGGGTTGCCGCCCGCCTGGCAATACCGTTGATTTTGACGTTGCTCGACAGCGCCCGCCCCATAGCGGTTGTCGGAGAAAAACTGTTGTAGACGGCAATCGCCGAGTTATTGGCGTCATGAATAGCCAGCGCAACAATCGAGATCAATTGCCCGTCTTTGCCGTCCGGCTCAAGATAAGCATCGCTGCCGTATATTTGCCTGAATGAGTCCATCAAAGTGCGCAAGATAGTCTGGTAATCAGGCGCGGTTATCCCCTGGGCCGTTACCGTTGCCGATAACCCCAGCGCCTCAAGATTGAGAGCCATTTATGCCTCGCTTGTTATTTTGGTCGGACCGTAAACGGTGTCGATGGTGGCGCTAAAGGTAACGCCACGCTTTTCCGTATTCAGGCTGGTCACGTCGATTACGGAGCTAACGCCTGCCGTCTGGCTAATGCGGTCAATCAGGAGGAGCGGCCAGGCATCGTTATACTGCTTGCCCAGAACCGACTGCCGGTATGGTGTGCCCTGCTGGCTGTCGAGAAACCATTCCCCCTGCCAGAGCTGAAGCCGGGTATTAACCGCCTGCGCCACACACTCCGGCGAGTTTTCCAGGAAGGTGTTTTCTCCCTGCCCAAAGGTGTAATCACCGCTGTTACTCTCTCTGCGGTATTTCATACTGGCGCTCCCGTATTAGATCCGCCGGACTGCACGCCGCCGTGGCGATGTTTTGCCAGGCTGATGCCGGATGCGGTAACGTCGCCGCTCACGGTGACATTGCCTTTGATATTCACCTCTCCGGTGAGCGTGACGGTTGCAGCAGTTGCGTTCAGCGCGCCTGGCGTATTCAAGGTGATGCCGTGGCTGGTAGGATCGAGCTCAACAAAAGCCTTACCGTCTTCACTTCGAAGTTGAACCGCCGTACTGCTAATACCGCCGATTTTTTTTGCCTGAGATTGCGGGCCGGGCAGCAAAAAAGCGTCAGAAAGAGAGTGCTGACGTGCATCTACCGGTTCCTGAATGCCGCCGTTTTGCCACCAGAAATCGATCGCCCGGTCGGCGAAAATCACCAGACATTCATCCCCTTTTTTAAGCGGGAAGGTCAGCGAACAGCCGCCGCCATGAGGGAAAATAACCGGCACATCCACCAGCAGCGGATAAGCCACCGAGGAGACCGCCCCGTCGCTGGCCATTTGGGCTCCACGAATAGCGGGAGCAACTTCACAGGTTAGTGAAACAGGATCGAAAGACTGAATAATGCCGGGTAATGCGACCCGTAGATCGTTACTTAATGCGGCCCGGCTCGCCGCAAGCGTATCGGCCAGCTCACCGCTGAGGGCCGTAGTTGTGAGAGCCATCATTCCTCCAGGGATAAAAAAACCCGCCAGCGCGGGTTCAGACTTTTTCTTGAGATGCCGGACTCTTTGTCCACTTTTCATCGACCTTATCGACCGGCTGGCCCGCAGGGAAACACATCATGGTCATATACCAATTTTGCGCGCGGGTATCGCCGCTGTAGGCGATGCCATAAACATCATAAATACCGTCCGGGGAGGGGTGGGTATATTTATCGTTTTCCACCAGAGCAGGCTTATACAGCGTGTTCTGATCCAATTTCACCTGACCGTTAAGCAAAATATTTGGGTTAATCAAACATTTCAGAGTCACCCCTGCGTTAGTCGATGTCTGGGGGCGGCCAATCAGGCCATTTTGGCTGTTAAGGTTTATAGGTGGATGCGCTTTCTCGGTATTGCTGTAGTAATCCAGCCTGTCGTTCGACAGCTTCCAGCTAGCTTTGCAAAGTTCTCCGATTTGATCGAGATAGCTGCTGACCTTGCCGTGAAAGGTATATCCTCTGGGAAACTTTGTTTCCGGCAAAGGAGGCAGCCTGCCAGGAAAGATACCAAAGGGTTTCAGCGCCCCCGCAGCAAGCTGGTACATATCCTTGACCGTATACCCTTTTGCGAGAGTGGCACTCAGTACCGCCGAGGTTAGCGCTTCATGTCCATCCATCGCCTGAATTAATAGCCAGTCATCAACGGACGTTTCTCGCCCCGTCATCCAAATGCGAATATCGCCGCTGAAAATAACCCCAAAGTTCATGCCGTCTCGCGCCCCCCACTCGGCCGGGTCAACGATCCTGACTTTTCCCACTTCGCTACTGTTTACTATTGGCTCTAAACCGTTATACCCCGCTATCAGCCGAATTTTGGTGAACTCCTTCTGCGCAATACGGTTTACGCTATCCGGCGCGAGGTTGTAGATTTTGACTTCAGCCGTTTTTGGCGAGCTCCCGGTGTGCCATTCCACTTTAAATGTCACTTTAAAATTCGAAAGAGCAATACCGCTTCCATCTTCCTTCAGTAGTTGCAGTTCAAAGTGCCGTGACCAGTTATCACTCATTACCCCCTCCTAGTCTGCAGTTATGAAGTAAAGATGGCTGGTATTTCCAAGAGTCGTCTTGCCCGGACAAGTCTGAGCTTCATCATCAGATACCACCCATAACCCACCGCTAAAACCAAGCCACGCATAAGGCGCAAGTAAATCAACGCCAGTCACCAGCGGAATGCCATTTACCAGAGGCTGACTATTACTGTTCAGGATATCTAATACCCAACCAGCGCTATCCCGGTAGAGCAAACGCATACGCAGTGACTGGCCGGCGAGCTGGATGGAAAAAATTTGGTTATCCGCGCTCAGGGGAATTTCTACAATCGACATAGCTTTTCCTTACTTGCTGGCGGACGGCGGTACAGGCGTGATCTTTCCGCTACCCATTGGAGTAGTAACGACTTTTTCACCTTTATTCCCCACCGAAGCCGTCGTTACTCCTTTCTCCATTTCATTTTTCCCTGCCGCTGGCAAAGCTTCCGTTGCGGTCATTAAGACCTCACTGAGTACCAGCTTGCAGCCAAGAACGTTTTCAGATTTACCGGCCGTAGTCACCGTAATCGTCTTGAGTAGCATGTTGGAATAGGAGCGGCGGCGGGTCATAACCCGGAAAGGCTCGGCTTTAGCCTGCAAGTCGAGCAATTGCTGGTAGATTTGTGCCGGGCTCGACCCAATACCGAGATTAAAGGCAGTTGTGTTGGCAAAGTCGACGAACGAGCCACCGGCTCTGAAAAAACAATCAATATTCAATTCAGAAGGCTGTTTCCAGGCATGATCGCTGATGTCAGGGCCAAATTCGACGGGATGAGAAGCTATTTGCAGCGTATCGGTATGAAGTTCATTGACGACAACATCCGGGATTAAAAATCCGGCGAGATTCGTGCGAGGCTGAAAGTAAGCGCCCAAAATATCCATTAGCTCATCCTCGGAGAGTAACCCTGCGCTAGTTGAGAGTTGACGTTAAACTGCCGGTTCTGCGTCTCTTCTGCCGCAAGGTGAGGGTCTGATACGCCATTAACAACAATATGTGTATTACTGTTAATGATGGGTGAGTGTGTCGTGCTGACATTCGCCGTAGAGAAGTCGCTGAATGTGGCATCGCGAGCCGTATTAGCCGCATCCCCCGGTAGCATCATCGATAGCGGGTCGGGCTGACTCAGGTTGTTAACCGCGGCAGGGAGCCGACGGCGGGTATCTTTCTTTTCCTGGTTATTGAACCAGTCTTTTACAAAAGAAGCCCCGGCAACCGCTTTGTCATCCAGATAGCTGAACGTACTGTCGACCATTTTGTAGGCAGGAGTTCGGGTGACACTACTGACTACCAGCTCTTTGCCAATGGTCATTGCCTCGGACCATTTCCCCTCCTTCAGGGCATTGATCAACATGCCCATCTGCCGGAACATTTCTTCCAGCGCCTTAAACTCCTTCATTAGCCCTTCAAAAATGGTGCTAATTGACCATTTACTAAAGTCGATACCCAGCAAATCACCCAGCGAACTGCCCAGTGTTTTAATGGTGTTGCCGAGAGAGCTAATCATCGAGGTTGCAAGGTCAAGAACCGGTTTCCATGCCCCCCAATCAATCAGGCTTTCCCCGCCATCCCGCCACTTCATATAGTCGTCATAGAGCAGCCCGATAGAAGCGGCAAGCGCCAGCACTAAGCCTATAGGCGAGGCCATAAAAGCGGTATTCAGGCCGTACCAAATAGCAATCATTCCGCCAACAGCGCCAATCACCGTTTGGGTTGAGTCGTCCAACAGCTGCCACCACTCAATAATTTGTGTGATCCAGCCGATAGTGCCGTTAATTGCGCTGCCAACCACGTTTGCCACGTCTCCCACCACGGCGATAACTTGATTAAACGTAGGTTCAATTTTCGGGAAGCTAACCAAAATGGTGTTGGTGAGGGTGTCAAACGGAGCAGCAAGTTTTTCGGCAAGCCCGGCACCGGCTTTTTCCCGCAGCACATCGAACACGGTTTCCAGCCGGTAAAGTGAAGCCTGGTAATGTTCCGACTGCTTAGCTGCTGCATCGGCGTCAAAATTCAGGCCACCGCTTAGTTGTTGATACTCTTCGGCATAGAACGGCTTTAGTTCCGCCGTCGCACCTGCTTGCTGAGTGGCATAGCTCTGGGCACGAAACTGTTTAAGGTCAATTCCCTGGGCTTTCGCAAGGATACTGTCGGCTTTGAGATCGCTTGTCAGTCCGTCAAAAAAATCGGCCACCTTTTCAATGGCCGAGGTTATTTTTGCTCCCACGCCGGGAAGTTTCTCAATAAGCTTCCCGAGTGAGTCAAAAGGTTGCGTACTATCGCTCATTTTCCTCTCTCCAGCGCATGACACTGGCCTTGTTTTCGGCCTGCATCTCGAGGTAATCGTTCATTAACGCGATGTCGTAGAGATCTACTGCACCACTTTTGAGATCCTGCCAGTTGAGTGCAAAGACCTCCGCCGGGCGGAGAATGTAATCTTCCCCTCCCGGAAGGGTGTCGAGCGTCAGGCTGCTGCCGGGTCCGGGCTTTGGCCGCCGGGGAGTTCTTGCAAAAAATTTCCCAGAGAGTCCGCCACCACCCGGGCTACCAGCTGCAACAGCGTCATCAGATCGATATCATCAAACGACAACGATCCCTGATTAAAGACCGTAATCCAACCTTTCATATGCTCACGAGTGACGACCGCAAGGCACGGATAGAGAATGGCATTGCAGTCATCCTCGCTGAGGTCGGCAAGCGTGCGGGCTATTTTTGGCAGCACGGTTTCAAGGGCGTTACCGCCCTCCTTACCCTGTAAGCTGCGAAAATCGCTAACCACGCCAGCTAATACCGGCAGCAGTTTGCGCGCCACGTTTAGCTGCTCGAACACGCTCAGTTTGCCAATGCGGTAATTCACCGCTTTCAGGGTAATTTCCATGCGTCAGAACTCCCCGAGGAATTGGTCGATTTTGCCGCAGTCAAACTTCCAGTCCATGCTGCCAGCATCTTTGCCGTTGCTGTTGCCAGGCAGCTGAGAGAACGCCACGCTGCGCGCTGTCAATACATCGCCGGAGGCGCTATTACGCACCACAATGGTGTTATTTCCCCACAGAGAAGCGGAAAGCGTCTGTGCGTTATAGGCCTGCATCAGCTTTTTATTCACCGGTGAGGTTTTCATCAACGTAACGGTGATAGTGCCGTTTTTAGCCGGAGAGAGGTTGTGCATAACCTCCCCGTCAATCCCAACCGTCATGCTGTTTTTAGGCCCGGCCATGTCTACTTTAATTCCGGCATCCCCGTTGGCGCTGCCCGCGCCCAAATCAATAACGCCGGTCGGCCCAACAAGAGAGGCCGTCACATCCATAAAAGAATAAGTACCCATTTAAATCTCCTTAACGAACAACATTGATTTCAACATCGGCGAAGTGCACGGCACCCGCCAGTTTGCAGGCCACCTGAATCACCGGGGCTTTACGCGCTTCACGGTCGGACTGAGCCTGAGAGGCAATCGCCGGCGCATACACGTAGTAGCCTTTGCTCAGCGTGTCGCCCGCGGCCAGTTGGCCGATATCGGAGCCATTCCAGATACCCGGTGCAATAAGGCCGTTGGTTACCGCCTGAGCCATAGAATGCTCGACGTTGCTCACAAGACGGGTGACGCCTGCATCGGTTTGCGGGATTTTGGTGGTGCTGGTGTAAAGCAGGTTATAGAGGTTGGTCTGCACATAATTTTGCAGCCAGTCGAGCCCGTGCCGCTCGTCAATAAAGCTGCCGTTGCTCATCACGCCTTCCTGGATAATGGCGGTGTCGTTGTTGTAGTTAACAAAGACGTTGGCATTTTTCGTACCGAGCGCATTCGCCTGGCTTTGCGTCAGGGATTCCGAAGTAATACCCGGTTCCTGCTTAAATTTCAGGGTAATGGTGGTGTTATTGCCGTTGAAGTTAACGGTGAACGCGCGGCCAAACAGCGAAGCTGCAGCAAACGGCGTGGCGCTGGAATACTGGCTAAAAGTACGGGCAAATTTCGCCGCTTTCAGCTTGCTAAAGATGTCGGTGCTGTCGTTAGCATCCAGCGCTTTGGCGTTGGCAGAGGTGTGGCCGAAAATGCGCGAAACATTATCGCCTTCAATGACGGCAGCGACAGCCAGAACCTGTTCGTCGGTGAGGGCGTCGTCGGCAATGACCAGGCCATACCAGTCGGTGGAATGCCCGCTCAGTGCAGACACACACTCGGCGATGGTTTCGCCAGCCTTGCCTTCGCCGCCGTCTTTAACCCAGCGGCCAATGAACAAATCGGCGGGCTGAGGTGACTGCTGATAGTAAAGGCTTGCCGCTTTGTACTCAGGTGCATCGAGGCCAAAATCGGCAGCGACTGCGCTGAGACTTGAGTAGGCGCGCATACGCTCTTTGATGTCGATAACGTCGCTGCCGCCGATAACAAGCAGGGCGCCGTAATTGCGGGACTGTGCCGCACGCGGCGCCATATTCACCGTCACGCTGACAATGTTTGATACAGGTAAACCCTGTGACATAGCTTATTCTCCAATGATGTTTACTGTTGATGAAAGAAGGGAACGAATACCGTAACGCCTTGCGATATCGCGCTTCAGCGCCACGGTAAGGGTGTAGCGGCGTAGCCACTGGTTGTTGATAAATTCAGGGTCCGGCGTTAATTCACCGCAGTGGCAAAAAGTCAGGTGCAGCAGGTTCAACTCAGCATTGTTTTGTGCAACGCAAAGCCCATCACGGAACAGGGCAGCAACGGCCTGAGCGCCTGGGCCATAAAAACCGCAGGTAACATCGACGGACTCCGTTTGCCGGAGAACGTCCTGCTGCTCATCGTGAGTCTGAAAACCCGGAGCATCGGCCAGCTTTACTGTGGTAAAAAAGTCGCACCAGGTAATACCGGCTTTCGGGGTAGCCGGAGGAGGATCGCTCCACTTCGCCATCACCATTTCTGCAGGCAAACCCGACACGCCGACTATCCAGGCGGCTAAATCAGAGTCCAGCGCCTCGTCATAATGGGGGGCAGTTCCGAGGGGAGTCAGATAACCCGAACGAGTGCTATCGTTCATTTATTTCTCCAAAGAAAAGCCGCCCGCAGGCGGCTGAAACAGGGCTTACAGCCCTTTGCTTTTGAGGCGTGCAACATGCTCGACGAACAATTGAACCGGGTCGGTGTTATTAGCTACCACGCCCGCCAGCTGGTTAATGGCGTCAACGTGATCCATCGAATAGTCGGAACCAATCACTTTGCCGAGGTGGCTGCTGTAGCGGCCGACCAGACCGTCGTTCTGGAAGCGCTCATTGGTGAAGAGGATGGAGAAAGCCAGCATCGCGACGTGCAGCGGATCGAGGTTGTTGGCGCCCTGATGCAGCGGGTTGTAGTCGATGATGCCGCTCCAGGAGTAGTAATAGACGCCGTTAACCAGCTCTTTACCCTCGCCGCCCCACTCCGCCGGCAGACCCTGCGGATATTTTTTGTTAAAGGCCGCGACGCCCTCGCTGGTTAATGCCTCCAGCGCCTCAATGCCGGACTGCGGCAGGCGCGGAGAACCGGCCAGCGCGGAAAGTAGCTGGCCAAAGGCGGACATCGCCGCATTAGCGATAGACTCCGGCAGGCGGCCCGGCGTTAGCGCCAGACGCACCAGGTCGGCAACTTCAGAGCCGTGGTTTACCCCGTTGACCGAGGTCACAGAAGCAATCAGTTCCGGATGGGTAGCCGCAACGTAACGGCAGGCCAGCGGCCCCTGGCTGTGGCCAATCAGGTTAACTTTCGCCGCACCGGTCTCAGCCTGAACTTTGCGGACAAACTCTAGCAGCTGTTCGCCACGAAGTTCGTTGCTGTTTAGCGCGGAAAGCGTGGCGATGTAAACCTTCGCTCCTGCCTTTTCCAGCGCCTCTTTGATGCCGTAAAAATAGGGATAGATCCCACCGATTTTGTCGAAGCCAAGCAGGCCGTGAACCAGCACGATGGGGAACTTTAAGGATGAAGCTGACATATGAGTAACCTCTTTGACGTTGAAATAAAAAAGCCTCGCACTGCGAGGCTTATCGAAGGCACTGATTGCGGATGTACTCTTGCAGCCCCGCTAGCTGCTTGTTGCTCGTTTCGATCCGCTCCCTGAGACGGAAATAATCCCGTTGAGCGGCGCCAGTAAGTCCGGGGGAGGCAACATCATCCAGCCCGGTGGCGCTGGCGGAGCCAGGCATTGCTTTACAGGTGCCGTTGAGCCGCAGCCGCTGACTGCCAGCAGCCACATCACGCTGCAAATTTTCAATCGTGAGGCGGGCATGTATCATCTCCTCGCTATAGCGGGCATCCAGTTGGCTGATTTCCTGCTGCCGCATGCGCAGACTTTGTAAAGCGGCCTGCTGCTGAGCAAGCTGCTTCAGGGCTTCGTTTGCTTTCTGTTTTTGAGCGCCATATTGCTGCTGAAAAAACCAACAACTGACGATAAGCAGGGCAAATGCAGCCGAGAGCATGGTCTTTAATCCTTTCACTTTTTCCCCTCCTGCCAGTTGCAGACCTGGTATTCCACCTCGCGGCGGTTAACGAGCCCCCGCCACTGCCTGCCCCCGGCCAGCGTCCAACTTTTCAGCCCGGCACAAGCCTGCGTGTAGTCACCGGCGTTTAAAGCCCGCAGCAGAGACGAGCGCAGAAAAGCGGCGGTGCCTACGTTGTAGGTAAAGCTAATCAGCGCCGCTTTCTGGTATTCGTTAACGGGAACCTTTATTGCCTGCTCTACTGCGCGAGCGGCGGGCTGCAAATCTCTATCAAGCAGCGTTTTGCATTCAGCGGGGGAATAGGTTTTAGCGGGAGAGATGTCTTTCCCGGTATGCCCGTAGCAAACGGTAAGCACGCCCGCCACGTCGTAGTAAGGCGTATAACGTACGCCCTCAAGCTCGGGCAGCATCACGCTGGCTATCGTCAGAGCGCCCGCCCCCGATAAACCCAAAAGTGCCTTTCTCAGTCCGGGAGAGAGAGCCATTAATTACCTGCCTTTTTCACTACCTCGCTGACTGCCCTGATAATTTCAATCTGCTCGGCTCGGTTAAGGGTATGCAAGTCATCCACCAGCGCCTGGAGGATGCGGGTGCGCTTCTGGTCTTCAAGATGCTGGCGGTGCGCGTCCAGCCTGCCGCCCAGCCACGAAGCTATTGAAATCAGTACACTCATCAGCCCGAATATCATGTAGACCATATCCTGTGTCGTGATACCCAGACCGGCGGCAAGCGCCGCAAGCCACGCAGAACATTGCGTGACCAGATTCGCTGGTTGGTCATTCATGGGGGTAAACCTTCGGTTGAAGTGTCGAACTACTGGACAAGTAAGGATGAAATGCGGAGTTAAATAAGCGCTATTGATTTGCCGCGCCGGGTTTGCTTCCCGGTCGCGCTCGGTAAACCGGCCTCATTAGCGGGGCCAGCCTGATAAAGTTTTCTTTGTTTCGCATCCAGCTGATTGCGCAGTAGCTGGTAATGCTCCGCCTGCTGGATGATATGCAGGCCGTAAATGTTAATCACCTCCAGCGCCTTATCGGGGCGGCTGCCGGGCTTGCGATTTAAAGTGAGAATGGGTCGCGCATCGGGTTTTGCCCTCACCCCCACCAGAAGCGGGTTTGCGGCTTTCCAGACGGCCTGCTTTGCCTCGCGCCGCTGGCGGCGACGTGTCTGTGCGTCCATACAACCTCCTGTCAATCAACTTTGGTGATACCTTATTGATATCCCAAAGCTTATTGCTTTGGTGTATGCGCCCTTTTTCAGGGCCTGATGTTAAGGAGCGTTCACTTACCTGTGAGTCGGTGCGTCCTGCCGATGAATTGATATTGAACCACAAGTACGAACCAGTCAAGAACCAAAAGTACGAAATATTTCAAAAAAAACGGATTTAGCAATTAACTATTGATTAATAATAAGATTATTTTTAGATGGCTCTGTATTCGAGTGGCGGCAAGAGAGCCGCCTCAGAAGTTTACTCAGGCCAGTGACTAAAGCTGGAGAGCGCAGCCAACACGGCTGCGGCTTGTAGGATGCGCTATTTCAGGCGTGGCGGCGTATCGCGTGGCTATACATCACCCGGCCGATGATTTTGAGATGCTGTTCATTCTCTTCGCTAATTCGCCAGTCCGCATATTTGGGGTTGTCGGAGCGAACCAGCAGGCTGTCGTGGGTCATTTGCAGACGCTTGACCAGCAGTTGGCCTTTATAGAGGAAGACATAAATTCCGTCGCCGTCGAAATAGTCTTTCGCGATATCGACAAAGATATAGTCACCCAGCTCGATGGTGCCGGACATACTATCGCCGGTGACGGTAATCACCTTGATTGTCGAGGCAGGACGATGGCCGAACAGCTCCAGCGCCTCCTGGCTGTCGTAAACAATATGATTGATGGTTTCGGTAACTTCACTGGAGATAAGCCGCCCCGGCCCCGCGCTGGCTTCGATATCCAGCACGTCGATACGAAAGCCCTGCTCTTCCGGCTGCCGAAATTCGTAAACCACCGCATCCTCAGCATGAACGGCAAGATCGCGAGCCTCCGGCGAATAAGCGCCTTCGCTGCCGTGTTGTAACCACAGCACGTCGGCATGGAGGAAGGTTGCAAGCTCGTACATCTTATCCTGCCTCGGGATCGACTCGGCGTTGAGCCATTTACTTACCGCCTTAGAGGAGACGCCCAGCGCGCGCGCTATTGCCATACCGCGCCCAAATTCATCGAGGTTTGCTTCGCTGCAGGCCTGCGCCAGCCTGCGGGAAAAAGCTTCGCGCAGTTGTTCTCTCTGTACCATAAGTACGATCCCGGTGGAGTTATCATGACCAATAGTTCAAGTCTACCACGTACTGAAAGTACGGGAAGCAGAAAACGTAAAGGCTCAGCATCATTGGGGATGTTTTGCTTTTGTGGTAAAGTGCGCGCCATCGAAATTTCCGTGCGGTAGAGAATGCATTCATTGAACAAAACACTGTTTAAATATACATGCATTTTTGATTTTACCAGCGGGAAACGTGAAAATATCTTTTTGACCGGCAGGACGGGTAAGGCAAGGCACTGAAATGGCACTATTAATTACGAAGAAGTGTATCAACTGCGATATGTGCGAGCCGGAGTGCCCGAACCAGGCTATTTCGATGGGGGAAGCTATCTACCAGATAGATACCGACCGCTGCACCGAATGCATTGGCCATTATGAAACGCCGACCTGCCAAAAAGTTTGCCCTATCCCGGGCACAATCATCGGCGATCCGGCGCATAAAGAAAATGAAGAGCAGCTTTGGGATAAATTTGTGCTGCTCCACCATGCCGATAAGCTTTAG